CTTTTTTGGTTGCCATAGATCACCTTTATAAAATATCACCGCGAAGCCTACGAAGTGTGGCTTCTGGTAAAGCGTTAAATTCATCTTCAGTCATTGTTGAAAGATCAAGTCCTTTACTATCACCGCGTGACGCGCTCTCGCCGGGTAATTCTGGCGGCTGCGCTTCGGCGGCTTTTAACTTCTTACTAACTTGTGCACGTTTTTTTGCCATCTCGTCCACAGATTTTGCTTTAGCAGCTAACGCAGAGCTTTCTGTTGCAGGGGCATCGAGGGCGTTGTCTTTTACAACAAAATTTACGGCCTTTGATAATGCATCAACGGCTTCGTAGCCTTTTATTATAAAAGCGTCCCGTAGCTCAACGACTTCGTCCGTCAGCTCTTGGTTGAAGGACTCTGAATTACGATTAAACTCAGGGTACGCATCTTCCATAGCTGTCGCAGCTTGTTGCAAAGCGGTCATCTGTCGATCTTGCTGGACGGTTTGAGACATCTCTTGCCGCATTTCATACTCTAGTTCTGCTTTTTCTGCTTTTCTAATTTCTCTTCTAAGAGCAACCGCTTTTTCTGATTCACCATCCAAGACCATGTTTTGGTATTCAACTTCTTTTGCGTCAAAATCATACGCATCGGGCGCTTCTTCTGCCTTCTCATTAGCGGCTGTAACCTCATCCAGTTGCTTTTGTAAAGCTTTCTGCTTAGCTAAAACTTCATCTAACCGAGCTTTTGGCACCATCGGGCTTTTCTTAGGCTTTGGCTCTTCGGCAGCTTCTAGCTCTTCCTCGACTTCTTCTTCTTCCTCGACTTCTTCTTCTTCCTCGGCATCTTTTGTTTCTTCTTCTGTACTTTGTTCATCTTCAGAAACAGTTTCTGCTTCTTCCTCAACGACGTCTCCGACTACTTCCTCAGCTACTTCTTCAAAACTTAAGTCAAGCTGGGTCGAGGTTTCGTCATCAATACGATCCGCGCCGGGCATAACGTCATACATAGTTGTTGTGTCTTCTACTGCGTCTTCTTTACTCATTTAAGAACTCCTATCGTTCCTGTTATTAGCAGCAGATTTCGCCTGCTGCATAGCGGTGGTTGCTATCTTAGTTGCCGCGCTGGTCTCACTTTGAGATTGACGGATCGTGTTTGTTTCTGATGAAAGCTCTCGACGTAACCCGAGCTGCTCTTGGTTCATCTGCATTTTCGCTTGTAGCTCAGAAGCGCGCATCTGAGGACCTACCTCTGCAATGTCCTGCACCTTGGCGATGTTGAGAGCGGCCTCTGACTGAAGTTTCTTACCTTCGGCTTCTAATTTAGCAATCTCAAGCTGCAACATCTGCATTTGGATCTGCTGCTGCTGGGCTTGGGCTTCTGCTTGCTCTGGAGTCGGAGGTTCTTGGCCGGTCAGCACTCGTAGGCGTTTAGCTAACTCAGCCTTCTTAGCAAGGTGGCTATACTCCACAATAGCGTCATCTGGCACAGCTACTCCTACTTGTCGTAGGCTAATAGCTTCCGCGAACTGGACCTCATCAAAACTGTCGCGGGCAGGGGCGGTAGCTACAACAACGTCGTACTCCCCAATGGTTAGGTTGTTAACGATCTCTCCCTCTGGAGTCATCTCATTGATAACCATAGGCTCTCTAGGCTTTAGGGGGTCTTCATCATTTGTGACTTGGATGATGCGCTGCTCGTTATAAAACGTTTGCACTAAATTAAGGATCTTTTCGGCTAGGTACTGCCGTGTCTTACGCAAGTTATCAAGGGGCACCTGAATCATAATAGCGCCACGGTTCTGCTTAGCTTGTATCGCAACACCCGATACTTCCGCGCTGTCTGTACCAAGCATTGAATCGTTTACACCAGAGATAGTTTTAATGTTTAACGCAGCTTTCTGCGCAATTCGATCTAATCCAGTAGGTATTTGATTAGCTTGGATCTTCTGTGGGGGATTAGTGCCTCGTGCATATTCAAGTACGAGTCCTGTTTCCGCTCCGTGCTCCTCAAGATCATCAGCCGTCATTCCAACTAGCGAGCCTGACTCCACCATCCAGCCTGAGTTAGCTGTCGTGTTAACGATGTGAAGTTCTTGTGATGCAATTTTGTTTAACTGTTCTTGCGGTGATAACAGGTTGCGGATAACTCCAAAAGGACGGCCTCGGCGGAAGTAACAAAAGAACGGGACGATGGTAAAGTCGTTATAGGGAGACCAACCGTCGTGTAAAACCACTTGATCGCAGGTTACGGTCCATCTGACTTTTTTTATTACTTTACTAACTAAAGAAAGTCCCGCCTGCTTAGCGAACTTTTTAGCTTTTGCATCTGACCATGCTTCGGGGGCTTGCCGCTGGTCGCCCGTATTAGGGTCTACGAAAAAATCTGTACGGCTCAGCTTTTTATGTTGACGCTCTACGACCCGGAGGGACTTAACCGTCCGGTACTCATCGTCATTTGCTGTGCTAGCACCAAAGAAATCGTCAGAGTTTTCGGTATCGCCGTAACGGGTTTCTTGGTACTCAACGGAGTCTGGGCCAAAGCTCATGCCGTTTTCTGCTACGAAAAGCAAACGATTAGCTTTGTCTTTACCGTATAACTCTTCGATTTCGTCGAGCGTCATCCACTTAGTTTCAAATACTTCGTTCCATGTTTTTGGGTCTGAGTCTTTAGCGTCTGGGTCAATAAGAATATCTAGGGGGTCCTTAGACGTAATCCTTACTTCGCCTTCCACGTGGTCTGAGAAGTCCATACGAACATCAAAAAAACCTCTGCCATCCATAATTAGCCCGTCAGCGAATACCTGCTGCTCGACCCAATCTAATTTATTGTTATCAGCAATCTGCATGTATAACTTAGTAAGCGTTTGCGCTACATCCTCATCACCGCCTCGCCGTGGTTTGAACTGTATATCCGCGCGGCGAGTAGACTGCTCACCTAATATTGTATTAACAGTAGGTAAGATTGTATTAATAGTAAGGGCAGGGCGTCCTTCAGCTTCGAGCGCCGCAATATCCTCATCAGCCCACTGATCGCCTTGATAATATTCATCGCATACCTTTGCCATGTGCACATATTCTAAGTGCCCGTTATCCCGCGCACGTTCGTATCGCTCCCATTGATTACGGGTTATTTCTTCTTCTTTCGCCGGGGGTATGTTTGTCTGCTTGGCCATTGTTATGCGCTCATTGCTGATTTAGTTCGTTCACCCTTAAGTAGGGAGGGAAGACGGTCTCGCCAAGTAGGTACGTGGACGGCTTTTTCAATAAAAGTACTGAACTCAGCCATCATCAAACCTATCCAAGCTAGGGCGTCAACTTGATCGTCATGGACTCCGTTTGGAAACCGCAACAACTCCGCTACTAGGGGACCAGTGAAAATTTCATCTTTGGGCAAAAACACCATGCCCTGTTGCATCCGGCCTTGGATAGCCCGTGCTCTGGCTTCTTTATCTCTCCTACCAGTTTTTAAATCTTTAAAGTACGCTTCGTATAGCCCGCGTTCACGCACGCGCTTCTCGAGGAACGGACCAAGAGCCATCTCGATGTGGCCTTTTTCAATCCCTATAATTGACGGCTTCCAAAGTTCATATAGATCAAGTATCTGTTCTACTAACTCAAAACCGTCGAACCTGCCGCGAACCATATCTACGATAAACATCTCGTCATACTCATCAACACCTACAACTATGCCTACCGTGTAGTCATTTCGATCGTTCTTACCAATGGCCAGATCCCATGCGCAATAGAACTTCATGCGGTCGTGGTCAATGTCTTCGCGGTTGTAATACTGAATCATGTCCCGCGTAAAATAATCACCGTCATCTGCGACGGGGTTCTGCTGATATAACGCAGACCAATCTCTTGGTCCTACTGCCTTCTCTATTCTTGCGAGGGCATCTTCGTCGTATCGTTCCCGGTGTAGTGCTTCGCCGGTCTTTCTAAACTGTTCATCCACTTCGGCACGAGCGGGGTAATTAACAACTTCCCACTGCTCGCCATTATCGGCTGCTGCTTTAAGCAACCGTCCAGCCAAATCATCATCATGCCAGCCAGTAAGAATAACGAGTAC